ACATGAAGCGTGTGACGAAGACGTTCGCGGCCGGTGATCGGGTGTACGCCGCGGGGGCGCTGCTCCCCGACAACCACCCGGTGGCGAAGGCCAAGGGGCGGGCGCACTTCTTCGAGGACGCGCCGGAGCCGCAGAAGCCGAAGCGCGGCCGGGGCAAGGCGGCTGCCTTCAAGGGCGACGAGCAGCCGTCCACCGACGAGGAGCAGGACGGCGTCGAAGGCCAGGGCGGCGTCGGCCAGGAGCCGGACGGCGGCGGCGAGGAGAAGACCGAGGGCGGCGGCGATGCTGACGGCGACACCTGACCCGTTCGTCGACCTCGACGACGTCAAGAAGCACCTCAACATGACGACCACCACGTCCGACGCCGAGCTGCCGGGGTTCATCGCCGCGGCGTGCGAGATGATCCGCGCCCGCATCGGCGAAGTCCTGGCCGTGCCCGCCGCCGAGACCGTGACCGTGTCCGGCGGGCGGGCGGTGCTCCACCACCGGCCGGTGCTCTCCATCGAGACCCCCGGGTGGGAGCTGCTGTCCCCTGAGGGGGTCGCGGCGGCCCCGACCGGCGACGGCGACGGCGAGGTGGCATACACCGCAGGGCGGGCTGAGGTCGTTGCCGACGTCCCCGGGCACATCCGCCTGGCCGGCCTGGAGCTGGTCCGGCACCTGTGGACCAACAGCCAGAACCGCACGACGGGCTCGGCGACCCGGCCGACGGCGGGCGCCTCGGACGGGTCCTACCTGCCGGGCACCGCCTACTCCATGCCCTACCGGGTCAGGGAACTCCTGGGCCTGGGCAAGGAGTCGACCGACGAACCGCTGGTGGGGTGAGCGATGGCCTCGGCAACGAGTGTCCCGGCGGTCCTGTCCGCTCTGGTGTCCATGTGCGAGACCGCGCCTGGGCTCGGCGGGGACGGCATCCAGGTCATCGACGGGCAGCCCCTGGTGGAGCAGGACCCCGACGTCATCGTGGTCGGCTGGTCGCCGGTCCGGCCGACCACCGAGATCAACCAGGAGCGGCAGAACGCCTCGGCGACCCGCGATCAGGAGACCTACGACGTGCCGCTCCTGTTCTCCTCCGAGCGCGGCGACCCCGACATGCGCCTGGTGCGCGGCCACGTTGAGGGGATGGTCAACGCCTTCAACACGGCGCTGATCGGCGACCGGCGGCTCGGAGGTGCGTGCCTCATGGCGCAGATCAGCGCCGTCACGTGGGAGCAGGCGCAGATCGAGGGCGGGGTGGCGGCGACCGCTGAGGCGCTGCTCACCGTGACCGCCATGACGAAGCGGTAGGGGGCCTGGTGTCTGAGGAGATCGTGACCCTGGAGCGGACCGGGTCCGCGATCCGGCGGATGATCCGCCAGCACGGCCGCTTCCCGGAGGATCTGCGCAAGGGGCTGCGGGTCGGCATGAAGGAGATCGGGCAGCCGCTGCTGGCCGACGCGCGCCGCCGGGCGTCCTGGTCCACCCGGATCCCCCGGGCGCTCCGGCTCGCCACATCCTTCACGAAGAAGCAGGCCGGGCTGTCGATCGTCGCCAACCGGAAGATCGCCCCGCACGCGCGCGCCTACGAGGGCATCACGGGCACCGCCGAGTTCCGACACCCGGTGTTCAACGACCGACAGACGTGGGTGACCCAGTCCACCCGCCCATTCGTGGTCCCCGCCGCGGACCTGCATGGCCGCCGCACGGTGGTCATGGTCAACAACGCAGTCGACGCCGCCGCACAGGCGGCTGGATACGGAAAGTGAGGGGCCATGGCCCGCAGCCAGCAGAAGCCCAAGGTGCGGATGCACCACCCGAAGGCCAACAGGTCCTACGACGCGCCGCCCACCGCGGTGCCGTTCTGGGAGCAGCACGGCTGGGTCGTGGGCGAACCGTCCGCGACGAAGACCACGGCCAAGTCGGCCGCTGAGAAGAAGGAGGGCTGACCATGGTCGCAACGCCGCTGGTCGTCGCCGACAAGTTCATCAACGCCGGCGTCACGGTCGTGGACTTCGTCCCCACCATCGCCGACGTTGCCTCTGTGACGCGCGCCGAGATCGACGCTGGCACGGATCTCACCGATGAGGTCATCGGGTCGTCCGGGTGGCAGGTGAGCAGCGCCAACGTGTCCTACAACCCGCTGGGGAGCACGTTCACGCCGAGCATCCCGGGCCGCACCTCGGTGCAGGACTCGTCCCTCACCCTGCCGCAGGACATCACGGGCACGGACGTGCGGGATGTGCTGCCGCGGGGCACCACCGGCTACATCGTGATCATGTACGGCGGCGACGAGCCGGGCTCGCCCATGGACGTGTACCCCGTCCGGGTGTCGTCCCTCGGGATGACGATCTCGACAGAGGGCACGGAGGTCGCGTCCGTCGTCGTGTCCTTCGCGATCCCGAGTGAGCCCGCCGAGAACGTCGCGATCCCGGCGGCGACGCCGTGACGTCCGTGCGAGACCGGCTGCTCTCCCGAGAGCGGCCGGTCGCCACCTACCCGTGCCGGGTCGCGACCGTCGAGGAGACCACGGCCGCCGAGCGCGCGCTCGTCACCGCACACAAGGCCGCCAACGCGGTCAAGGCCGATGACAAGAAGGCCGTCGCTGCTGCGAAGCGGACCCTCGACGCGGCCGAGAAGAAGCGCGACGGCTGCTACGAGAAGGTCATGCTTCGGGCCATGGAGCCGAAGAAGTTCGAGGCGCTCCAGGACGCCTACCCGCAGGCCGACGACGGCGCCGACGAGGAGACCCGGAAGGCCGCCGACGAGGCGTACCTGCACGCGGTCTTCCTCGGCACCGTGCAGGGCGAGGGCATGTCCGAGGAGGACTGGACCGACTTCGTCCACACGAACCTCAGCACGGGCGAGCGCAACGACCTGTACAACATGTCGATCGCCATCAACGGGCGTGTGCGGGCTCTGAACCCCAGCGTCCCAAAAGGCTAGACCGCGACCCGACGCTCCGCCTCGAAGCTGAGGTCGCCCGCTTCTACAAGATCAGCCATGACGCCTTCCTGGAGTGGCCCAAGCGGTCCCGTGACCTGGCCCTGTGGATGCACATCCGCGAGGCGCAGACGTGCTCCGGGTGCGGGACACGGCCAGAGGAGTGGGACCCCGACCAGGGCGGCAGCCGGACGGCGTACCTGCCGTCTGTGTCGACATGCCCGGGGTGTCAGCGCATCGGGGAGCGGCAGGCCCATCTCGCGCACGGGCGCGATCACATCCCGCCGGGCACGAAGGTCCACCTGCGCAAACACGACAACTGAATCGGGGTGGTCTCATGGCGCCCTCCTCCCAGCAGCGCGACCTACGTATCAACCTCAGTGCGAACGCGGCTGGGCTGGAGAAGGGCTTCGACCGCGCAGAGCGGGCCATGGAGGGCTACACGCGGGCCGTGGAGGACGCCCACAACGCAGTCGCGCGCCTGGAGGCTGAACTGCAGGCCGACATGGACCGCACCCTCGCCGAGGTGGAAGAGCGCGCCGCCGCCCGCGCCGAAACCTGGCAGAGCTTCGGCCGGGGCATGCTCGTGGCCGGGGCTGGGATCGTCGCTGGGCTGGGCATGGCGTCGGCCGCGGCCGTCCGTTGGGAGAGCGACTGGGCTGGGGTCACGAAGGTGCTGGAGGCCACCCCCGCCGAGCTGGAGCACCTGGAGGACGGGTTGCGGGGCCTGGCGATGCAGATCCCGCTCACCCACTCTGAGCTGGCCAGCATCGCCGCCAGCGCCGGGCAGCTCGGCATCGAGTCCCAGCACATCGTGGGGTTCACCGAGACCATCGCCGCGATGGGTGTGGCCACGAACATGACGGTGGAGGACGCCGCCATGCAGATGGCCAGGTTCTCGAACATCATGGGGACCCCTCAGCAGGACGTCGACAAGCTCGGCGCGGCCATCGTCGAGCTGGGCAACAACTCGGCGACGACCGAGGCCGAGATCATGGACATGGCGATGCGGATCGCCGGGGCCGGGTCGACGGTCGGCATCACCGAGGGCGAGGTCTTGGGTTTCGCGGCGGCCCTGTCGAGCGTCGGCATGGAGGCCGAGGCGGGCGGCTCGGCGGTCTCCCGGGTTCTGCTCAACATCGACACGGCCGTGGCCACCAGCGGCGCCGAGCTGACCACGTTCGCCCGGGTTGCCGGGATGAGCGCGGACGAGTACTCGCAGGCGTGGCGCGACGACGCCGCCGGGGCCACCCAGGAGTTCATCGCCGGTCTCGGCCGAATGAATGAGTCCGGGCAGAACGTCACGGGCACGCTCAACGAGCTGGGCCTGGGCGAGATCGTCGTCCGTGACGCGCTCCTGCGCATGGCCGGTGCCTCGGACATGGTGTCGGAGTCCCTGCAGCTCGGCAACCAGGGCTGGGAGGAGAACACGGCCTTGGTGGAGGAGGCCACAGCCCGGTACGAGACCACCGAGTCGCAGATGCTGATGGCGCGCAACGCGATCAACGAGACCGGCATCGCGATCGGCGAGTCGCTCCTACCGATGCTCGGCGCCGCCGCGGAGAGGATCACGGACTACGGGACGGCGTTCGCCTCCCTGGATGAGGACCAGCAGTCGTGGGTGTCCGGCATCGGCGGATCTGTGGGTGTCCTATCCCTGCTGGCGGGTGCCCTGATTACCGTGGGCCCGCGCATGATCGAGTTCCGCGGGCAGATGCAGGAACTCGCGACGGGCGGTGCCACACGCGTACAGCGCGGCATCGGCAACTTGGCCACGTTCATGACCGGCCCCTACGGTGCGGCCATCGGCGCTGTCCTGGCCCTCGGTGTGCTGTGGCTGGACCAGAAGGCGAGGCAGGTCGCCGCCGAGCAGGAGTGGGCGACCGCCCTCGCCGGAACCGGTGGTGTCATCGACGGGTCCATCGCGGCCATGGCCGCCCAGAAGCTGGAAGAGGAAGGGCTCCTCGCCCTGTCCGAAGAGTTGGGTATCCAGCAGGGGGTGCTCACCCAGGCCTACGTCGAGTCCGGCGAAGCACGCGATGCGCTGACCATGGCGGACCAGTTCGCCCAGTCCGCGAAGCAAGGCCTCTTGGAGGAGTACGACCAGGAGGGCCAGCAGATCCGCGACCTGAACGCGGCGCTCGAAGTCCTGTTCGGGACCGGCACGACCTGGCGTGACCTCACCTCCGAGCAGTGGGGGCAGGTGCAGAACCTCAACGGGGGTCTCGCCGAGCAGATCGACGTGATGAACGCGGGCGCGGAGGCGCAGGCCGCCGCCTCCTCGGAGACTGAGAACGCTGCGGACGCGTACCTGACTGCGTCGGAGGCTGCCGACCAGTTCAAGGAGTCGGTGGACGCCGCCAACCAGTCCATCCACGACGCGATTTCGGCGGAGCTGGACTACAACTCGACGCTCCTGCGGGCCACGGAGACGATCGCTGAGAACAGCGGGGAGAAGGACAAGAACACGGCCGCCGGTATCGCCAACCACCGTGCCATCCTCGACGTGATCAGCGCTGGCGAACGCGATATCCAAATGATGATCGACAACAACGCCTCCACAGAGGACTTGGAGGAGCGCAAGCGGGAGCTGCGGGAGGACGTCGAGCGCCTTGGCGGCCAGGTCAACCTCACCGAGACCGAATTCCGCGACTACGACGAGATGCTCGGCAACGTCGAGTCCGAGGTGGACACCGCGATCGAGGTGCGGGCGAACGGCACGTGGGCGGGGATCTCGACGAGCGCCAGCAGCGGCAACCCGTTCGCGGGCGCCACTGCGGGCTTCGCGGTCGGCGGCCCGGTGTTCGGTGCGGGCGGTCCCACGGACGACAAGATCCCCGCGATGCTCTCCAACGGGGAGCACGTGTGGACGGCCGCTGAGGTGGCGGCGGCTGGTGGCCATGACGCGGTGTACGCGTTGCGGGAGCTGGTCAAGTCTGGCGGTCTGAGGTTCCCCACCGAGGAGCCGCAGGCGTTCGCCCGCGGTGGCCCGGTGCTGCCTCGGTCTGCGCGGATCGTCAACGACCACGACGAGGAAACCCGCATCAACATCCAGCGGTTGATCGCGTCGACGACGGCCGGGGTCGCCAACGAGATGGCCCAGCAGTACCGGCGGTGGATGGAGTCCGGCGGGTCCGTGGTGTCGGCGTGGCGGTCCCAGATCGGTGTCCCGTACAGCTGGGGCGGTGGCGGCCCCGGCGGGCCCGGGTACGGGTTCGCGCAGGGTGCGGGGATCAGGGGCTTCGACTGCTCCAGCCTGATGCAGTACGGGTGGAGCAAGGTCGGCGTCAGCCTCCCGAGGGTGACCTACGACCAGATCAACTACGGCCAGGCCGTCAGCCCAGGCTCCGAGCGCCCCGGAGACCTCGTGTTCCCTCACCGCGGCCACGTCGCCGGAGTCAGTGGCCCGGGCAGGGTCATCCACGCCCCGTTCACCGGCAGCTTCGTGCACGAGCGCGCCATGTACCCCAACCCCATCGCGATCCGGCGGCCGGGGCGGTACGACGACGGCGGGCTCATGCGGCACGGCGACGTCGCCGGGAACTTCTCCCGCCGGCCGGAGCGCGTGCTCAGCCCTCGCCAGACCGACGACTTCGGTCGCCTGGTCGACGTGCTGTCCGGGGCGACGGTGCCCGCCCAGGGCAACGGACCGCAGGAGGTGCACTACCACGTGCACCACGTGCCCGGATTCACCACGGAGCGCGATCTCCAGCGCGCCGAGGACCACCGACAGCAGCGCGTCCGTACCGGACGGAGGGGGTGACACGTGCCGCTGATCATCGTGCCGCCGCCGGTCCCGCCGGACCCGCCCCGGGTGTGGCCGAAGGTGCCGACCCCGCCGGGGAAACGCATCGTGTGGGTCGGCCCGGATGGGGACGAGTTCCCCCTGACGGACGGAGACGAGTACACCAGCATCACCGGCCGGTCGGGGTTCGGCCGAGTCGTCCCCGACCTGGTGACGGACGCGACCGCCTCGGGTGCGGCCCGGCTCGCTGACTACCGGGACACCCCGCGGCTGATGCGCATCCCGCTCGTGGTGTCCGGCGACGACCCCGACGCCTACCTGGCCTCGTGGCGCGCACTGGTGGCGTCCACCTGGCACCGGCGGCCCGGCGAGGTCGCCATGGGCCGGATCCGGGTGGAGCTGCCGGACGGGTCCTGGCGGCACATCCAGGCGGTGTACCACGGAGGGCTGGACCCGAACGAGGACGTTCTCGATGACCTGATGTGGTCCCGGCAGGAGCACGCGAGCCTGGAGTTCTACTCTCCGGAGCCGCACTTCGAGGGGCCGGAGATCGCACTGTCCTGGCGGCTGGCGCTGGACCCGGTCCCGTTCTACCCGATCTACCCGATCCGCCTGAAAGCGTCACAGGTTGGCGGGTCCGCGACGATCGACTCCCCGGGCGACGCCCCGTCGTACCCGGTGTGGCAGATCACCGGGCCCGGCACTCCCGTCGTCACCTCGGAGACCACCGGCCA